GGATATGTACGAAATGAGAATGACAGCTGTTGTTGGCTCTATTGTTCAGGCGAGCCCAGCAGCAGTGAACCAGATGCACATTCACAGGGTAGAAATGGGCATATGAGCGGGATCGTAAAAATCCACGGCATGAAAGATGTCAGGAAGACTCTTACGTCAGTAATGCCGAAAGAGGCGATTAATATTGCCAGACGATCTGTGGTAAGCATGGCAAAAGAGGTTCGCGACGATATACGCGGCGATGCCCCAAAGGGCGAAGGGTCAAGCAGGAAAGACAACCTCAAAAAGTCCATTAGGTCTCGAAGAGCCAAGGGCGCAAAAGACGCTGCCTTTGCTGATGTGTTTATCCACAAGGACTTTACTGCCAAACGATACTGGCATTTTGTTGAATTCGGGACCGTGAAAACAGCCGCAAAGGCATTTATAACGCCCGTTGTAGAAGCGTGGAGGCAGAAAGCCGCTAAAGTATATGCCGATAAATGGTGGGGTGAGTACCGAAAGGAAATGGTCAAGCGCGCCAGGAAGCAAGCGGGGCTTAAATGATACAGCCAGGAAAGCTCAGACATTACGCGGAATTACAGAGCCAGTCGCAGACCTCGGACGGTGGCGGCGGCTTTACCCTAACCTGGGTTAAGGAGCGCAATATCTGGTGTGATATTCGTGCCGTTAGCGGCGTTCAAAGGCTGGAATCCTCGCGCCTTGAGTCAGCCATTTCACATGAAATCACGGTGAGATATAACGAGGATGTAACACCACAGAAGCGAATCGTTTATCAGGAAATACCGTACCTTATTGAAGCCGTGTATGACACTGATAAATTGCAGCATCGCATGGAATTGGTCGCCAGCACCGGGGTTCCGACATGAATGCGGTAGAATTGCAAAAGGCAATTTATAGCAGGATGATTAACTATTCTGCTCTTACCTCGCTATTGGCAACAGACCCAAGAAGCACCAGTCCGGCTGTTTATGACCATGTTCCGCAAGATGCGACATTTCCGTATGTCGTTGTTGGCGATACTACAATGGCCCCGTTCGATACGGACGATAGCACCGGAAACGACGCCACGGTAACGATTCATGTTTGGAGTGAATACCGTGGGCGAATAGAGACTAAAGAAATTCAGGATGCAATCTATAACGCATTGCATCGCAATGATTTGACCGTTACAGGTTCAGATACCATAATGGTCGAATGGGAGTACGCAGATTCCGAGCTAGATCCTGATGGGATTACCCGGCATGGCGTACAACGATTTAGAACCGTGATAGAGGATAGTTAAATGGCTAAACAAGTTGGGCGCAAGCTCATTATCAAGCGCGGGACTACGGCTATTGCGGGCGTCCGCACCAAGTCCCTGACCATTGGCAATGAGCCAATCGACATTACAACCGACGATGACTCAGGTTTTCGCACCTTGCTGGAAGATTCTGCGCAGTCTCAGATCGACATGTCAGTCGAAGGGCTGACAGATGACGATGTGTTGCTGGATATCGCAATGGGTGAGAGCACTTTTATCGATACTTACACCGTTACTTTCCCGTCAGGTGCAGAAGTGACAGGCAGTTTCCGGTTCAACAGCTTCGAGATGGGCGCAGAGTACAACGGCGCTATCACGTTTACTGCGGAAATCCACTCAACAGGTGAATATACCTATACACCGGCAGCTTAATCATGGCGGCAATTTATGAAGAGGTAAGGATAAATTGGGATGGTGAGGAGTACAAAATCACCCCAACTTATCGAATGATTCAGCAGATAGAGCAGAACATTTCTATTGCCGGGGTAAGTGCCAGGATAGCCAGCGGCAACCCGCCAATTAGCCACATGGCCGAAATTATCGCCATTCTGCTGAGAAACGCCGGAGCCAAGGTAAGCCCTGATAAGGTATACGAGGTAATGCTGACGGAGATGACCGACAAAGAAATCGGGGATATGACCTCGATTATTATGTCGGCATTCGTGCCACGCTCAAAAAACTCCGATTCGCCCGGCAAGAACAGCGAGCCGGGCAAGAAGAAGCGTGGGAGACCTCCCAAGACATCGACTGGTCAGAGCACTACCGAATAGCTGTTGGAGTGTTTGGAATACAGCCTTCTGAATTCTGGAGCATGACGATTGCTGAGTTTTATTTGATTTATGACACAAGGCGAGAGCGCAACCCTGATATTGATTATGCGGGGAATTTGACCGAAAAAGATTGCGAAGGGCTTTGGGAGATGATGCATGGCTAACCCGATTGGCCGGTTACTGGTACAGGTAGGCGCTGACACAGGCGGGTTAACTCGTGGCGGGAAGCGTGCCGAGACCACGATGCAGGGCATGTCCAGGCAGGCTAGGCGATCTGCTAAGACCCTAGCCAAGCTCGGCACTGCCGCTACTGCTGCCGGTGTTGCCATTACAGCGGCCATGACCAAGCGTGGCCTGGAGGCCGTTGACGCTCAGGCCAAGTTAGGCCGACAAATCGGGGCTACACAGTCAGAAGTTGCTGGGCTACAGAGGGCGTTCTCTGATGCTGGGATTGCTGAGGGCCAGATGCGCAGCAATCTTCAGGCGCTCAACAAACGTCTTGGCGAGGCCCAGCAGGGCACAGGGCAGGCTGGGGACGCGCTGGATGCCCTTGGTTTATCTGCTCAAGAACTGGCAAACATGCCAGTAGATAAACGGCTTGACGCTATAGGCACCGCAGTTAATGGCCTTAGCACGCAGACAGAAAAGGCAGCAGTAACAGCAGATCTATTTTCTCGGTCCGGCCTAGACATGATGAACGTGTTTGAGCAGGGCGAGGGGGCTATTTCTGAGGCCGTAAAAGAGATGAGGATGCTTGGTGTCGCCGTGTCTGAGACTGACGCCTCGGCTATTGAGCGAGCAAATGACGCCATGAGCCGTATTGGCGATGTAATCCAGGGCGTATCTAATCAGCTTGCCGCGCAATTCGCCCCGGTACTTGAGGCTGTATCTAACAAAATAGTAGGGATGGTGAAAGAAGCTGGAGGCATGGGGAATGTCGTTGAAGATGCCTTTAATCGTGGCGTGGACGTTGCTGTATTTCTGGTAAACGCCGTCGATGGTGTTAAGCGTACCTTTGAACTTGCTGGGAAGGTGGTGGCTTTGTTTGGTGCGATGGTTGTTAGGAATGCTCTATGGGCCGCAGACGGTATAATTAACGGCCCGAATAAGGCTCTAAACGGTTTGCTTGGGCTGTTAAATAAAATCCCAGGCGTAGATATAGCGCCCGTTGGTCTATCAGATCTCGGAAAGACAATCGCAAATCAATACAAGATTGCAAATCAGGCGGTTATTGAGGCAGAAAAAGACATCGGCGGAACGCTGACTAAACCTCTCGCTGGTGAGCGCCTGAGAGCATTCATAGAAGAAGCTAAAATGGCCTCTGAGCAGCTCGCTCAAGATGCAACAGGCGGCGGCGGGGATAATGGTAATGGCGCAGGGCCAGGCCTGAGCGAAGAAGACCGCGAGAAAATGCAGGGCAAACTCGATGCTATCCGCGAGGCGAACATGACAGAGGTTCAGCTTCTCAGAGAAAAGCATGCCATGGAGATGGAGGAACTTCAAAGGGCCAGGGAGCAGAAGCTGGTTAGCCAGCAGGAATTCAATGACCTTATGAAAAACACAACCGCAAGACATGAGGACGAAATATCAGATATAGAAGAGCGGGCCGCAGAGGCAAGAAAAAGAACAACAGAACAAGAGATGAAGGCGCGGCAGGCCGCAACAGGAGGGGCGCTTAGGAATATTGCCTCGTTAATGAGTTCAGAGAATAAAAAGATGTTTGAGGTTGGGAAAACTGCCGCGATTGCAAACAGTATCGTCAACACATGGCAGGGCGTGACAGAGGCATTGAAACTGCCGTGGCCACTAAATTTAGCTGCTGCTGCTGCAACAGCGGTACAGGGTTTTGCAGCCGTTTCGTCCATCCGCTCACAATCATTCGGCGGTGGAGGCGGCGGCGGGTCATCCGCTTCATCGGCACCGTCTGGTGGCTCTGCTGCATCAGCACAGCAGGGGCAAGGAGGAGGGCCAGAAGGTGGCACGTTAACAGTGAAAGGACTGTCACCGAGCAGCATGTTTACTGGAGACGCAGTAGGTGAACTTGCAGAAGAGCTGCTAGACTATCAGCGACGCGGCGGAAATGTGGTGCTGTCATGAGCGTGATTATCACATCGGGATTTTTACTTGCCGATAAAACCTATCCGTTAACTCATGCCCGCATAGGCTATGACAGTATATTAACAACTTCTAATATATCAGGCACCACGGCAGAGGATAATTACCCGTTATCGGCTATCGTCAACCCTGCAACCTACGAGCGATACACTCCAACAAGCATTCCTGCAACGATTACGGTTGATGCCGGAGCAGCTGTCGAGGTTGATTATCTAGGGATTGGGGCGCATACGTTAGGCACGAATGGAAACACGGTTAAGATTGAGTCATCATCTGATGATGTCACTTATACTAAGCAGGCCGAATTTATCCCAGGCGATGACACGGCGATTATGTCGCTGTTTGAGGAAGTGACCGCACGCTACTGGAAAATTACTATATCAAACGGGACGGCGCCGCAAATCGGTGTTGTGCATATCGGCAAAGCTCTAGCAATGCAGCGCCCTATTTATGGCGGTCATTCGCCGCTGAACCTATCAAGGGTTACAGCAGTAAGGCCAAACATGAGCGAGACAGGCCAGTTCCTAGGGGCTACTGAGGAGCGAAGAGGGCTAAAAACGTCCTTCTCATGGAAAAATCTTACTGCCTCATGGTACAGGGCGAACTTCGATCCTTTTGTATCGACTAACCCGCAGGTCGCTCCGTTCTTTATTGCCTGGCGACCCACTGACTTTCCTAATGAGGTCGGGTACTGCTGGGCAACTGGCGACATTAGCCCATCTAATTCAGGGCAGCGTGACCTGATGGAAGTTAGCATGTCAGTCGAGGCATTTGTTGATGTTTAGCCGTCGCCCAACAACCATCGTACAAATTGACCAGGAGTTGTGCGAAAACATCTACGGCGAAACTCCCTGCACGGCTCAAGTTGGTGTCACTGGAACCCGTAAATGTTTCAACACATTCAATACCTGCCAGGATAAAGATAATTATAGCGGCGTTGATACATTAACGTTAACGTTCTGCAAGGCAAGCTCAGATATGCCAACGGACTTAAACGCTCTGCCGTTCCTGTCTGGCGTAAGGACAAGCCCAACTCGTATCAATGTTGGCGGAAGGGCCGGGAGAGACAAGCCGTTAGGGCGTCGCGGACAGGCTACAGTTAAGTTCAGAGACCCGCCGCATAGCGATAATATTGTTGACCCTTATCTATCTGAGCGTAGTTATGACCCTCTAACCAGAGGAACATTCTGGGCAAAATGGTTAAAGCGCAACCCATACCATATAGGGTATGCGCTTAGGATATATGATGGTTATGCAGGTCAGTCGTTGGCTGAGATGCAGGTCAGGCATTACATCATTGAGAAAATAGACGGTCCTGACAGTAGCGGCAATGTATCTATAGAGGCAACTGATATTCTGCGGCTTGCTGATAATGACAAAGCAAAATACCCTGCACTCAGTAGCGGAAAGTTATTATCAGGAATCAGCGATACAGCTACATCCCTCACAATTACAGGAGGGACGCTTGCCGAGTACGAGGAATATGAGACAGATCATATCCGCATTGGTGATGAGGTCATTGGATATACCCCGCCTATTGTAGAGAGCGGCGGAGACCTGACATTTAATAGCCTTACGAGAGCTGAAAAAGGCACTGAGGCAGAGTCTCATGATGCCGATGATACTGTCCAGGCATGCGCTGAGTTTGTCGATGTCGCCCCTTGGTCTGTTGTCCAAACGCTCCTTCTTGATGCGAATGTACCGGCTTCTTATATTCCATATTCAACGTGGGTAACGGATGCAGAGTTCTGGCTAGAAGGGCTGACTGTGAGTAATTTCCTCTCTGAGCCTATGGGGACAACTGAGCTTATAGGTCAGCTTTGTGAGCAGTGCATGTTCTTCATTTGGTGGGCAGAAAAGGATCAGGAGATAAAGCTTAAAGTTGTAGCTCCGCCTACTGAGACTGTCCCGCTAATCACGCAGGATAATAACCTTATCCAAGGCGAAACGAAGATAAAAGTTAAGCCTGAATTGAGGGCGTCAGAGGTCTGGGTGTCTTACCTGCCAAGGGACTATTCTGAGGACATGGATGATATAGGGAATTTTCGCCGCACAATTGCTCAGCTTGATAACGACAACCCCTATGGCGAGCGCAGGGTGTATAATATATACTCAACATGGCTGACAAGCTCTGTAAGGGTGTCTGAATTGGCGTTTAGAACTTTGCAAAGGTACTCTGTTCCGCCTAAATACCTGTCTTTTTCTATGGATATAAAAGATAGAGGGATAGAGCTTGCCGATCCGTTTGATGTGGAGTTCAAAGGGTTTGTCGATGATACAGGCCAGATCGAAAGAAAGCGGTATCAGGTGATAAGTATGCATGAGTCACCGCCTGGCGAGAGAATCGTTTATGAGGCGCAAGCGTTTGAGTTTGGCATAGGATTCAAGAACGGGTATTGGATGGCGTCAGATGCACCTGATTATTCCGATGCAACAGAATCAGAAAAAGAAGATGGGTTTTTTTGGGCCGAGTCTAATGGCGATATGCCTGATGGCGAAGCTGGATACGTTTGGAGTTAAGCGATGGCAACGTGGACAATAGTTAGCGATAAGGTAGCCGGAGACCCTGCGCGGGCGGTAGATTATAATGCTGTCAAAGAGAATATCACAGCATTAGCCGAGGGCGCTTCTGGTGCGCCAAAGATACAAGGCTCAGCTCTTGATGACGCAATAATAACATCACAAAAAATAGCAGACTCATCTGCTGGCAATACAATTATTGGCGGCTCTCTAGAGGAGAGAAGGACAACAAACACAAGCCCAACAAAACTAAAAGAGTTTATAGTTCTAAGGGATGGAGAGTACCGTATTACATTTGATATTAAAAGCTCAAATATAACTCAGTCAGAGAGCGCAGCTAGCGCCCGCGTTTATAGGAATGGATCTGCTGTTGGTACTACTAAATCGCAGGTTCTTGACTGGTCCAGCCAATCTGACGATGTTTCTGGCTGGTCTGCTGGAGATAGATTACAGCTGTACGTCTGGCATAACGGCATTGACACAGATGGATATATTAGAAATGTATATATAAAATCATCTGATCCTGTAACGGCGGCTCCTACAACATTAGATGTAGACGAGATTTAATTTATGACTCTTCCAATCTACAACAGTTTCGCGTTTACTAACAGCTCTGGCTTGGAAGTTGCTGGAGGCGCTAGTGTTGAAGTCCGCAAAGAATCAGATAGCGCACTTGTAACGCTTTACAGCGACAGAGCCGGTTCATCAGGTATTAGTAACCCGTTTACAGCAGATTCATCAGGAAGGTTTTCTTTCTACGCCTCGCCAGATGAAGGTGGATGGAAGGTTACTGTAACAAGCGGCGGCAGCAGCGACACAGTAAGATACCAATATCCACGAGGCAGCGCAGGCGGGTTTGACACAGGAACAGCATCAGGCGAAATCCCTAAAAATTCAGACCTCGGAACAGCGGCTACCTTGGATGTTGGCACAGATGCCGGTGATATTGTTCAGCTTGAGGATGTATCTGGTGCGGCATTGCTTCCAGCAGTAGATGGTAGCCAGCTAACAGGAATTACTGCTACAGCTGACAGCACTATCGATGAGGTAACTATTACGCCAGCGTCTGATGCTGACGTAACGTTAACAACTGCGCAGGCAAAAAACCAGAGAATCATCCTCGCCACCGGCTCCTGGTCTACCGGAAGAAACGTCGAATTCCCCTCCGGCACAAGATACGCCGTCTGGTTTGATAATACTTCAAGTTATGACGCC